CAACGATGCGAGGGTCACCCCTCCGGCGCGGGCCGCCCCTGCCGTGCCCGACACGCCCATAAAGGCGGCCAACATGATACCCATCACCGCATTGAACAGTAGGGCGGTCATCGCTTTCAATCCGAATCTTGTCTTCATTCGTTCTTTCGTTTTTTGTGATTAATAATTGGGACAGTCCACACCATATTCAGCCTTATACAGCTTCATATAGGTTTCCTTGTCGTTTGCTCTAAGTTCCATCATCTTATCGGCCGGCACGTCCGACAGTTTCTTGTACTCCGATGTGGCGGAGCTTCCCCCTGCCGGATGGATGATGTCCGTCGGTTTCTGCGTCGGTGTCATGGCTTCGAAAGTCAGTTTCAGGGATTCCAGCCCGACCTGCTTGCCAAGGGCAATAAAATGATCTTTCTTCTCAGCCGTAATGCGGCGTTCGGTAATGGCAGTGTCAACAGCAGAAGTGATACCGGCCAGTTGCATTTCTTCCTTTTCCTTTCTTAGTTGCTCGTTGGCCGTCTTGTAGCCCAACAGTACCTCGATCGAGGAAAGGATTTCGTTTTCCGTTGCCGTTTCCGGCAGGCCCAATTTCAGGGCGATCGCTTTAAAATCCATTTGTTCGTCTGGTTTTTGAGTGTTATTAATAAGCAGCGGGAGACTTTCGGATTCCTCGCCAGCCGCCAGTTTCAATTCTTTACCTTGTACGTTCAATATGAGCGGTAGTGCGTTGTCGTTACCGCCAATATCCACCATGCTAACCTCGGTCAGTTTGCTTTTTGTGACGGTCGCGCGATATTGGCCGGGCTTGACGAGTTCCGGGGCGTCGCTATACTCCAGTACGTCCACATTCGCACTGGCCATACGGAGCGTACCCTTTTCCCATTGCGCCTTTGCCTGTTTGGATTCCTCGCGCACTTCATCGAAGTAGGGTTCGCCGGTTACCCGGCCGTCTTCCTTCTTAATATCCTTTATGCAACCGATGATCACGCCGCGCCAGTGCATCCAAAGTAGCACGGGGTTTTTCTCATACTGGGAAATATCCATTCCCGCCGTGCTGATCCAAGTGCCGTAGCAGTTGACCGATTCGTCGCTGATTACAATTCGTTTTCCCATTTCGTTTCCGTTGATACGCTGCAAACATACAGGCATAAAAAGGGCGGGCAAAAAAAGTGTGCAACGGTTACACAGATGTATGTAACGGTTACACACTTCTATGTAAGCGTTACACACTTTATTGCCGGACGGCGTTTTCCTTTACAATTTTGCCGAAAAGCAAATCATTTTTTATGGCTTCAAAAAAAGAACTTGAAAAGACAAAGGAACTGGCCCGGCTCTATTACCTGAACGGGGATACGCAGAAGCTGGTGGCCGAAAAGGTGGGTGTCTCGCGCGTCACCGTGAACAAATGGGTAAGCGACGGCGGCTGGGATGCGTTGCGCACCGCCAAATCAATTACCCGGAAAGAACTGGTCGCCAAAATCATGAAGAAAGCCGACGAAAAACTGGAAAACGGCGATATGAGTGCCGACGAAATGGCAAAACTGGCGGCCAGCATCGAGAAGATAGACAAACGTACCAACGCTACGACCATTATCGAGGTGCTTACTTCCTACAACAACTGGCTGGTGGCGCGTACCCAGATAGACAAGGAACTGACGGTGGATTTCCTGAAAATGACTAACCGTTACCAGGACATATTTATCGCCGAACAAGTCTCGGCCGAAAATCCGGGACTATAATATATAATGTATGGCAACACAGATAAGTCAGAAAGAAGCACTGAAAAGATGGAAACAGCTTTGTGAGACCATCCAAAACTTTTCCACCGTCAACACAGCCGAAACAAAGGCCGAGCAGATGGAACGTATCAACCGTGCCCGGAAAGATTATGCCTATTTTGTGGAATATTACTTCCCGCATTATTGTACGGATAGCGAAACCGGCAAAGTTATTCCTTCTGCAAAGCACCATATCGAGGCGGCCAAAAAGATTCTCCGAAAATGCTCATTAAAGGCGGTTTTCAAATGGGCACGCGGGCAGGCCAAATCCACCCACATGGACGTCATGATCCCGATGTGGCTCATGGCACAGAAACGGCTGGAAATTAACGTCATGGTACTGGTTGGCAAGTCGGAAGATGCCGCCTGTACCTTGCTTGGCGATATTCAGGCGGAACTGCAATATAACAAACGCTACACGCATGACTTTGGAACCAAATACAATGCCGGAAACTGGCAGGACGGGGAGTTTGTAACCTCCGACGGTGTGGCCTTCTTTGCCCGTGGTCGCGGCCAGTCGCCACGTGGCCTCAGATACCGGAACCGCCGTCCGGACTACATCGTTATCGATGACCTCGACGACGACGAACTGTGTGAAAACGACAGCCGTGTCCGCAAACTGACCGAATGGGTGAAAGAAGCCCTTTTTGGGGCATTCGGTGCAGAGGGTGGCCGTTTTATCATGGTCGGCAACCTGATCAGCAAATGTAGTGTGCTGGCAAATATCGCAGCATCAAAAGGCGTGGAAGTCAGCCAGGTGAACGTCCTGGATAAAAACGGCAAATCCGCCTGGCCCGAATACTGGACACCGGAACGAATCCAGGAGAAGCGGGAGTTCATGGGTTACCGGGCCTTTGAAAAGGAATACATGAACAATCCGATCAAGGAAGGTTCGGTGTTCCGGAAAGACTGGATAAGGTGGAAAAAGATATTGCCGCTCGACAAATACGACGAGATTGTCGCCTATTGCGACCCTTCGTTCAAAGGCTCGAATAAGAACGACTATAAAGCCATTAAGGTTTGGGCCAAGGTTGGAACGGAACTGCACCACCTCCGAGCCTTTGTCCGGCAATGTTCCGTCGCGGAGATGGTACGTTGGTTCTATGATCTGCACGAAAGTCTGCCGGAAGGGGTTGTCTGCAAATACATGATAGAGGCGAATTTCCTGCAAGATACCCTGCTCGATGATTTCGAGGAAGAAGGAAACCTTCGAGGATACCAGTTACCCATACAGGCTGACAAACGGAAGAAACCGGACAAGTTCCAGCGTATAGAGGCCGTATCGCCGCTTTGGGAACGTGGCTTTGTCTATTACAATGAGGATTTGCAGAACGACCCCGACATGCTCTGCGGTATCGAACAGACGCTTTCCATCGAAAAAGGCAGCAGCACACACGACGATGGTCCCGACGCGGACGAAGGGGCAATCAACGTATTGCAGAAGCATTCGAGAATACAGAAGTTTAAACCGAGTATCGGCACGCGCCGGTCTCCTAAAAATATGTGGTAATGATACAGTTTATTAAAGACATGATTCTGAATTACAGAATCCGACGCGCCATCCGTTTGGCGGGCGAGCTATCCGAAGTGAGCAAACGAAAATACCTGGTCCTCATGGTGGCCGGTGTGCCGAAGGTTTATTCCAAACAGGAACTGAAAAAGATGATCGCCCGGCGCAAGTTCCGCAAAGGTACGACCATTCAGGATTTAGAAAAGAAAGCCATCCTTATAACCGGATAAGCCTATGTTCCTGGCAGAAGAAGATTATATAGTGGCCAGCAATACCGCGCTCAGCGTATTGCAGCAATGTTCGGAAGAAAAACGGGAAACCGCCGAACGGATGGCCATTGAGGAAGTGTCCGGTTATTTGCGGAGCCGGTACGATGTGAAGAAGATTTTCGCCGCTACCGGCAGCGAACGGAACAACATTATCGTACTCCGCACCTCGGACGTGGCCTTGTACCATCTTTCCGCGTGGCTGCCTAACAAGATGGGGCACGAAATAAGGAAAGAGCGTTACGAACTTACCCTGAAATGGCTGGAGGGTGTACAAGCTGGCAAGATAATCCCCGACCTTCCTACCGTAACCGGCGAAAATGGCGAGGAAGATGTGAACAACCCCGTCAAGTGGGGTTCTGGAATACAGAATACTTATATATGGTAGATTATGGCAAAAAGGAACAAATATAATCCCGGCATGAAGATTAGCGGGTTCAACTTGTCTTCGGCGAAAGACCGCCGAAGACTCCAGTCGCTGACGGTTGAACTGAAACTACAGGCCGAAGCCTTGACGCAAAAGGACATGCGTTCCTGGCGTCAGGCATGGCAACAGGCTATTGACATCGAAAACCCGCACCGGGAACGGTTGTATGATATTTACCGCGATGTGGAAGTGGACCTACATCTTTGCGGTTGTGTGGACCAGCGCAAAGGGTTCGTCCAGAAGAAAGGCTTCAAATTGGTAGATGCCAAAGGAAAACAGAACGACGATGTCACCCGGCTTTTTGAAGCGGTATGGTTCAAGGACCTGGTCGGTTATATCTTGGATTCCCGCTACTGGGGTCATTCGCTTATCCAGTTGGGGGACGTGGTGAGCATCGACGGGGAAATGCGTTATATGGGTGTGGAACTGGTCAACCGCAAACACGTGATACCGGAATACGGCGTGATCGTCCGGGAACAGGGCGACGAATGGAGAATAGGTGTACCCTACCGGGAAGGCCCGATGGCCGACTGGGTGGTGGAGGCAGGGAAACCCAAAGATTTGGGCTTATACCTGAAAGCTGCTACGCAGACCATCCCCAAAAAGAATATGCTGGCCTACTGGGACCAATTCGGGGAAATATTCGGGATGCCGATCCGTATCGCCAAAACAACGGCACGCGACCCGAAAGACCGGAGCCAAATAGAAAACATGCTTTCTTCGATGGGTGCGGCCGCTTGGGGGTTGTTCCCGGACGGAACCGACATTGACATCAAGGAAACGACACGGGGCGACGCTTTCAATGTCTATGACAAGCGTATTGATCGCGCCAACTCGGAACTGTCAAAAGGCATCCTGAACCAGACGATGACCATTGACAACGGAAGCAGCCTTTCACAGTCGGAAGTCCATTTGGAAGTATTCGAGAACGTGGTTGAAAAAGACGCCGACCTCGTGAAAGACATCGTAAACGACCAGCTTCTGCCGCGCATGGTAAAGCACGGCTTCCCGGTAAAAGGGCTGCATTTCGAGTGGGACGACAGCGTGGACTACACGCCGGAGCAGCAGTTGGAATACGAAAAGATGATTCTTGACCGGTTCGAAGTCGATCCTAAATACCTTATCGACAAGTACGGCGTACCTATTACCGGGGTGAAGAAACTACCGGAACAGGCTGCTTTGGCACGTCCTTTTTTCGATTAGGCCCCGCCGATTATGCGGGGCTGCACGAAAGGATAAGCCTATTATATCAGGAAGGTAATTTGCAATTAGCCGCCGACGATTACCCGAACACGTCCGCCATTGAATCCGCCTTCGAAAAAGCGATGAAGTGGCTACACGGGAAAAGAATTTTCGGAGCGGGTATGCTGAAAGAAAAACCGGTTCGCCGGCTGATTGAGGAAACCGCCGCTTACCTTTCCAAAGGCATCGAGCGGGGCGTTGTACAGGAATCTCCATCGGAAGCGATGGTCTCCAGCCTTCGGGAAAGTGCCGGTGTGTTCTCCGGATTCAAAACCTTTCATGAAATGAAGGAGGCAGCAAACCTGTTGTTGGATGAAAACGGCGATTTAAAACCATTTGAACGCTTTTCAAATGACGTAGGGAAGATTAATGACACTTACAACAGGCACTATTTGAAAACGGAATACAATTTCGCTGTGCAGAGTGCGGAAATGGCAGCCAAATGGGAAGAGCAACAAGACGACGGGGGCGGTCGTTATTTGCTCCAGTACCGTACCGCCGGTGATAAGAAGGTTCGCCCGGCGCACCAGGAACTGAATGGTATAACTTTGCCGCCTTCCGATCCGTTTTGGGACAAGTATTATCCGCCGAATGGTTTTAACTGCCGTTGTACCGCCCAAAAGGTACGCACAGCCAAATACTCGGCCACTGATAGCGACGCGGCCATGAAAGCCGGGGATAAGGCGACCGAGGGTAAATATGCCGAGATGTTCCGGTTTAATCCCGGCAAACAGCGGGCGGCTTACCCGGCTTACAATTCTTACACGATCAGGAAGTGCGCTACCTGTAAAAAGAATGGGCTGGAACTGGCAAAGATTCCCAGCAACGAACTTTGTACGGCCTGTCCGATCATCCGGGAATGCGCCGGGGACATTGCCAAATCGCAGGCGGCCATCGAACGGAAGCACTACCTTCGGGAAATGCAGTCGCTTCTGAAAAAGAAGGTCGTGCTGGAGATAGACGGGGTAAAGAAAAGCATCGGATTTACCAAAGAAGGAAATAAGCACTTATACAGTGATACATTCGGGCGGTCGTCCGTATTAAAACCGGACGATTTGGCACATCTGGACAACGTATTGAAACAGTCTGTTTATGTCAGTACGTCTGACAGATTAAGTCACGCACGAAAAGATAAGGTAAAACGGTTCTTTTATTTGAAAGGAGAGATTAACGGTAAAACGGTATATCTGAATGTGGCCGAAGCTGAATTTGAAAACAGAGACGGCAAGAAAAAGTATGACCGTTTTTTATATTCGGTAACGGACAAAATAAAAAGCGAATAAATCGGCGGCCCCTTAGGTTCTTGACCAGCTTAGCCCACACAATTCACTCGCTTTTCATTGCAAATATACGAACTAATAATTTAAAACCCAACCTTATGGACGGAGATTTTAAGAAAGAAGTCATCGACCAGTCAATAGAAGACATCAGAGTCGAGTTTGACGAGGAATTTGACCGGAATTTCGAGCGTAAAGCCTTCTTCGATGAAAAAGAATGGCCCGAACGGAAATTTGACGACGGGGTCGGCTCGCTCCTGCAACGCACCGGTGGGCTGCGCCGGAGTGTCCGGAGCAGGAAACGGCGGGGCGAACTGGTTTATTCGTCTTCCAAACCATACGCCCGGATTCATAATGAAGGCGGGGAAATACGTGTTACCCGGAAGATGAAGGGCTATTTCTGGCATAAGCTAAAAGAAACCGGAGGAAAGTACCAGTACCGGAAAGACGGCGAGAAACGGCGGAACAAGCGTAACCGGGAACTCTCCGACAAGGAAGAGTTCTATCGGGCAATGGCATTGAAAAAAGTCGGTTCTACCGTCAAGATACCTGAACGTCGCTTTATCGGCACGGGACGCAATACCGACCGGATCATTCGGGAAATAACCGAACAGAACTTTGAGGATTATTTAAAACGACACCCAATCATAGACAAATGAGAAAGATTTTATACCGCGAACTAAAGAAACGCCTGTCACGCCTTTTGCTGGCCGATAGTGGCGACATCGTGTTGGTATCGGAAGAACGTATCAAACAGATGGTAGAGGCCGGAGAAACACCCGATTACGCAATCAAGCATTTCGGATTGTGGAACCGGCAAGTGGAATTTATCGAGGAAGAAGCGCACTTTCCGATGCCCGCCGTATTTATTGAGTTCGGGCGTTTGGCATGGCGACACCAGCAAGGCGGATTACAGGACGCAGACCTGACTGTCGGGCTGCACGTCCTGACGATCGCCCTGCCGGAAGGATACGACGGCGAGGAATTCCACCTGGATTTGCTCGACAAGATAAACCGCTGTTTGCACGGGTTCACCGGCGAATATTGGGGATCATTCAAGCGGTCGGCATCCATACCGTGCCACGACCACGAAGAAATATTGGACGATACAGAAGTCTATCAAACCCTTTTGTACGACGATTCGGCGGTGAAGAAACTGGTCAAACATCCGGTTCCGCCCGATGTGGCTATCCGAACAAAGTAAGCTGCAATTCCCGCCCTTTTTCGATAATGGCGGGCTTTGTCGCTGCGTTGATGTAGTTGTAGAAAGTTTTTTCTGAAATGCTGTAAATGGGATAAATGTACCTGCGCCAAATTTCCCGGTTCGACAGTCCGGTTTTGGCGTATTCGTCGTAAATGGCGTTCACTTCGGCCACCCGACGGGCGTATGAGCATCCTTTCAGTTCCATTTATTCCATGATTATAAGTTGTTATACAAAAGTAACTAAATGATGACATCCGGCAAAATAAACGGCGGGATTGTTTTACACTTCCCGCCGTTTGTATATCATTGTTGCTCTCCTTGCACAAGCGCATCGAACAGCAAATGCGAAATTCGATAGACTTCAACATCCGAGGTGAAGCCGCATTCCAATTCATCGAACTTCATTTTGCAGATGTATTTCTTCATCCGAAACAATCCTGTTTTACTCCAATAAGTCCGTATTACAATATAAGGGTTTCCGTAGAGCATAAAACAATCCCCTTTGCGTAACTGTCTTAACTGGGCTTTGGGATTTTCAAACTCCGGGATAATCTCTATTTCGCATTCCTCACCGAAAACAATGCTGATAAGTATTTCCCTCACCTTATCGGCTTCCGAATAAGATTTGAACACCCTGGCCTCGGAAGGCTTACTGACTTTTTCCATAGTGTATGTTATCCCTCTGTGGTTTCGGGGACAGCCCTTTTTCAGCCAGGTTCCATCATTGAATTTTATCCGGTATGAAAATTTCTTACTCATGGCTCGATTCCTTTTCCGTTTCTAACTGCTGTAAGCGTTTCAGGTGATAAACTACCGCCTCGAAAAACTCCAGGCTTCTTTTTGCCCCTTGCTTGGATGGTTTGCTCCGCAGCCTTGGATATTGTTCTTTAATCTTTTCGATTGTGCCTTCCGTATCTTTGATGCATTGCGCTACGGTTTGAACTAAGCCTATTTGATTTGTCATTTTTACCATATCTACTCCTTTAAATATTGAAATTCTCCAAATAGAACTAATACCGGTTCTGTCTTCCCCATCACCCATTCACCGCGTTTATTATCTTCTCCTTTAGGTGGTGGCACGGTTTGATGTACACTTCCGGGTATTAGCCCTATAAATTCTTGACCACAAGCGTTACAACGAGTAATCTTGATAGAGTCATATCTCTGCAACTTTTGACATGTTCCCATTTTAGGGATGCTTCTTTCCGGTATTTCAATCGTTCCCAATCTGTAAGACTTACCGGTTATGCCACATCTTTTACATTTGTATATATCATACGGGCGTTTTCTCCCTATCGTCACAAGATTGGTTTTCTCCCATTCGTGGCCACCTTCTGATAAATTAAATTCTTGCATATCTTTGATTTTTCTAAGATTAAACAAAGACCGGAGTTATCCGGCCCTGTTGTCATTAAACCTTTTCTACATAAATCCCAACCAACGCCGACAAATCCTGATAAACCGGTTGTCCGGTGTTCTGGGTACATCGGTAAGTGGTACCGCCCTGGGAATAGTATTTGCCGGAGAACAATTCCATATTGTTATTGTACGGTATTGGGTCATCCTGGGTCCCGGCATGTTCCTCATTGATTTCCTCGTAGAGGGCGGCAGTATCAACACTGGGTGGCTGGTTTGCCAGGACAGTGGAAATCTCCTGTCTTACCCGATAGAGACGATCTTCATACCGGACACGGAATTTCGCTTTCAGAGTCTTGCCGATGAAGTCTTTCCATTCCGGATGGATTTCTTTCAGCAGGAGAGCTTCGTTGTTCGTCATATCGGTATTGTTGATGGTCATTTGGGCGAAGAGGACCGCCCGCTGTTCAGGTGTTTTCTTGGCCGAGGCGATGGCGGCACGTACTTCCTCCAATGTCATGAAGGACGGTTCCGGGTAACCCTCCTGAAAATTAATTGCGGTCAGCGTTTCGATCGTATCGGCATTGGCGATAGAATCAAGCTGCTTTTTGATGTTTTTATCGCAGTCTCCATAATTGGCCAATACACGACCGGAAATGAACAGGGCTTCATCGGGTGAAACCTCAACCACTCCGGATTCTGTTATAAGGGGAACGGTTGTATCGTTGTCCTTCACCGCCTGTTCTGCCTGACTACGCAACAGAAGTATGCCGCTTCGCTCCAGCGTGATATTCTTTCCGTCCAGTACGAAACGGCCCACGGCTTCCTCACCGCTGCACCATATCGACATGACCGATTTTACGTCCGACAAATCAGGTTTGAACAAGAACGTTTCTTCCATGTAGTTTACGCCTTTCACTTTACCCTCTTTGTCGGCAGGGTTATCCCGCACGTCCCAACGGACATTCCATTTGTTCTGATCGGCGTTGATACACTCAAACAGTGATACGCCTTTAGTTCCTTGTACTCTTTTCATTTTGTTTCCTCCATTTGATTGTTTTCCGGCACATAAGCCGAAATATAGGTTGTTACTTCACATGATACGATAACGCGGCCGGAGCCTTTGCACTGGGGACAAACAGCGTCGTCTTTTACTCCCTTACCCTCACAAACCTTGCAGGCTACGATATGAGGCGGGATCGTCTTTTCACGTTTAGGTGCAGGTGATTCCATTCCGGCCGGTTGCTGCGATTCCGGCCGTCTTTTAACCTGCTTTCTTCTGAATCTTTCTAAAATACTGTTCATTTCGATTATTATTGATTGTTACTACTATCGTCTGCCGTCCAGTTGACCGTTACGACAGCCTTCAGGCGTTTATTCCCTTTGCAGACAGGGCACTCGCATTTGATGCGCTCCCTGTATTCATCCATTCCCCAGAACCAGCCATTGCCGTGGCAATAAGTGCAGGGGATGCCGCCGAACTCCACCCGTTCGACCGGTTGCTCTTTCGGGAAAAGCGGCGGCTGGATAAGTAGTGCGTGTTTCCCTTTGCTCATGCTTCCGTCATGCCTAAAGGAATACAAACCCATGCTCCGTTCTCGTTCTTCACCTCAGCCCGGATAAACTGTTTGCTGATGGCCGGCTGGTAGGCTTCCTCAATGATCTGAACGCCTTCCATGAAACGTTCCGATCCGGTCTCTTCTGCAATCTTGCGAAGCTGAACCACACGGCTTGCCTTTAGCGTGCCCTTAGCGTCACGAGCCAACAGGCGAAGCACCATTTTTACAAGAGCTTTCGTCTTTTCATCGCTCGCCAATCCTTCGATATATTCTTTTACGATGGCGATTCCGTCTTCCACCGTATCCCGGTAGCCGTCGGTGGTATAAACGCCCACGGTGATACGCTTATCACCCGCCGAGTTGGTGAAGGTGTCGGAACGCTGGCCGTCCTTTTTCAGTTTCAGGACTTCCGACTTCATGTCGATCACACTGCGGAAGTCGTCCAACACAGCCAGTTTCGTATCCTTGATACCCTGGCTTAAACACTGCAAGGACAGGATTACCCGCTCAATGGTCTCATCTACCAAGTCCTTGTAGGCTTCGCGGTCGCGTTTGGCCTGTTCCCTGGCTTTCTTCTCGGCTTGTGCCGCCTTGAATGCTTCATACTCCTGCCGTTCTTCGGCTGTCATTTCAACTGTCTGTTTTACTTCTTCCATGATTCTGTCAGTTTAAAAATTGATTATCGTTGTTGTTTTCTTTCTCTTTCCGCTGGATGATCCGGAGCTTGATATTTACCGTTTCCAATTCCTCGACAGTCAGTTTCCGGAATTCCTTGCCAGCGATCCGAGGATTCATGCAGTAGGCATCCACTCGGTTCCAGTCGGTCGTGTCGATACCCATCTTCTGGAGTTGTTTCAGTACCGCCGAGCGCTTCCGGCGAAGTTCCTCGCGGTAGATTTCCCGTGCCCGGTAGCCTCCGGCGGTCTGTTGCATCGCATCACACATGGTGTCGTACTCTTTCGCTGTCATTTCTCGGAGCGATTCAGTCCTACCGCCCGTGTACTGGCTTACCAGCGTTGTTTTCAGTTCGTCCCGGTCCGTCGTAGGCAGACGGTTCAAAAGAGTGTAAAACCGGGCATAATTACGTGCTTTCATTCAAAATCCTCCTCTTTTAGTCCGTACTCGGCCATTAATGCCGCATGCGATAGTTCAGAAAAGCGATCGGATAGTTCACTGTAGATATACGACTGGTCCAGTATGGGAAAGACCATTGCCCGGTCTACTGCGTCGTTCAGGATTGCTTCGATGGTTGCGTCCATAGGAATTATGATTTATGTTGTTTGACTTCTTTTATCGCTACCTGACAATGGGTGGCGTTTACAATCTTGTTTGCCAATTCCAAATTATCTATCTCAATCACGATCAACCCGGCCGTCTTTGCCCGCCGTACCCGGATGTCGCAGGGGTATTCGCCCTCGTTCCAGAGCAGGAGCACATGGACGGCGTACTGTGGCTCCATGCCTAATTGGTAAATCTTTGTCTTATTCATGGCTTTCGTTTTTTTGAATCATTTTTATCACTCCAATACCGCTCGGCCAATTTCGGGTAAGCGACGTATTCGCCGGTTTCACCGATAAAACGGCCTTTACTGAATGCCTTTCCCCCTTCGACCCATATCTTCAACGTGGCATCGTACATCACGCTTTCGGCAGCATCACCTTTCGGGTTCTTACCTTTGGCGTGGCTGATGAAGATGAACAACTTGTTCGGAAAAGCCTCTTTCAAGCTGATGTAGTCACGGTAGCTCATCCGGGTGTACTGGAAACTGTCCACCACCACGATGTTGTAACTCTTATGCCGGCGAAGCCTTGTTTTCAGGGCTTCCATGTCTTCTTGTATGAAAGTTAACCGGCGGCTCACTTCCGACATACCGTGCATCCGTAGGTTGTTCTGTACTGTCAGGCATGCGCCCTCTTCCAGGCTGTCGTAAACCACCCGATCGTACTTGCATAGTTCTTTGCACAGTTGCATCACAAACGATGTCTTTCCGTTGCCGCTGTTTCCCCAGATAAACCACACTCCGACACGTTCCGGTGTGCCGAACGCATCCTTCCATTTCCCCTCGAAAGGGAAAGTGTTGTATTTTTTATCCAATATGTCTTTTACGCTCAATGCTCGTTTCATATCCTTTTTGAATGGTGTTCAAATGTCGTTTGAACGGTTGTTGTTTCTTATTCATTCATTCGTTTTGCCCGATGGATGGCTTTCTTTACCCGGCGAAGGTCAAAGTCGCACGGCTCGGCATCGCGGATCACTTCGTCTATCTTCTTTTTGTCGCTCAGCCCGTTGGCCACACAGATGGAATACACGTCGGTGGCCGAGGTTTCCTCCAGTTCGAAGTATTTCCGCCCCATACGGCTGAAGAACTCCTTATATCCTGGTTTCCGGTAACGCAGGCCGCGCTCGATTCGCTTCTTGATGTAGTCGGTACTCATAAAGATGATCCCGCTTTTATCCTCCAGTTTGTTATACAAGCTGATGAAGTAATGGAATACAGGCTCGGTCAGTTTGTCGGCTTCATCGAATATCAGCAAGGGGGCTTCCATTTGAATGATGTCGTCCAGGATCAATCCCCAAATTTCGCGGATATTGTGCCCGTCCGTCCGGATACCGACCTTGTGGGCTATCTCACGCACAAAGTCGCCCTTCTTCATATCCTCGGAACAAAGGATATAGAAAACCTCCTTATGTTCTTCCGTGTAAAGGCGTGCCGTCGTTGTCTTTCCGCATCCGGCTTCACCGACCACCCATGTTACATTACGCCAGTGCTGGGCATCGTCCAGCGCATAGCTTATTTCCTGGTAAGCGGACGTTTCCACAATCTGCCAGCCGGTTTCGGCCTTTCCGCTGCCTACCTGCGAGGCGATGTTGCGGAACATGTCGTCCGAGATATTTTCATATTTGCCGTTCATGATGCTGCTGATCGTCCCGACACTGGTGTTTTTCAAACTTCCGGCCGCCTTGTTCTGGCTCGGATATTTGGCGACGTATGCCCGGAGTGCCTCACGGATTGCGTCTTTCTCTTTGGTACTTAATGATTCCATATTGTTTGTATTTTATTGATTCTTATTGTCTTTTATAGTTTCCCGGCTACTTTTCGGAAATCTACCTCGTTGTTCTCTTTCAGTTGGTCCCAGGTCAGCAGGCTTGCCTTCTTGGTGGTCTTACCCAATTGGATTTCTTCCGGATCACGGTTGTATTTCTTGGTCCGGCGGTCAATCTCCCGCTGTACTTCGGCTGTTACGCCTTTCAGTTTCGGGGTACTCAGCCCTTTCTGTTCGGGAGCCACACCGTAAGCGTATTCTATTTCTTTGGCTATCACCTGACGTTCGATACGGTCACGAATGTTCGCTTCCTGTTCCTGCCGGATAAATTCGGCTTCGCCTTTCGCCTGTTCTTGAATGGCGCGGTGGATAACCATGTAAGGTTCTGCCATCCGTTCGAACCGGAGCTGACCGGCATTGTCTTTCCAGTACAGGCGGATGCTCCGGAGATCGTTCGGATCGTACTTGACATAGAACTGACGGTAGGTGTTTTTCCGTCTCCATTCGTGGTCTGGGCGTCCGGGGGATTCAAATACTTCATAAGGCTTCTTTAGCGAACCGATGGTTATTTGTATGCCCTGGTCGGTAAAAGTCGCTGGGCGTTTTGCCCAGATCCAGAAGATGTCCACCATGTCATGTACCGTTACCACGTCGGTTTCCTCGTTCTCGCTCTTTTCATACATTTCGACGCGGGGAATGCCGGTTGCCGGGTGCGGGGCTGCGTTCCAGGCGCGGCGTGCCTCGGCATAATGAGCTTTCAGTTCATCCAAGGTGAAAAGCCGGTCCTTGTTTTCTTCGACAAATTCCAGATTCGGACGGCTTTCGGCTTTCTTCGCTGTGATATTCATACCGGTAAACCGCCAGTCCTTATGCAGTTCCTGGGATTGAAACCTACCGAATATGCTTTCAATCGTCTTGCTTTGACCACTATAAGGTGCGGTCGGACGGTGGATATGGCATATTTTGTCAAAGAATCCTTCTTCTTTCGAACCTTTCTCCTTTTCTAACCGTTTATGTCCACCCTGATTGTCGTGTACAATTTCAAAAGGCTTGTGCCCGCTCACCTGGATGGCCATGCGGTAGGCGTTGTATTGCGCTTCGAAATTCTCGTGGTCGCTGATATAGTAACCCAAAAGAACCTCGCTGTACGCGTCGATCACTTCGTACACCATCGTGGTGCGTATCTTTCCGTCCTCGTCCCGGTAATACAGGTTCAGTTTCGTACCGTCGCCGTACCAGAGGGTATCACGCCGGTCGGGTAGTTTCGTCTTGTGCTTTCTTCCGTAACGCTGGTGGGCCGCCATTTCACCGAATACGGCGTCATACCAAAGCTGCTCGATCTCCGGACGTTCGAACCATTGTACCATGCTCCGCTTGCTTTTGAGCGGCTTCCAGCCATTTTCCAGCGCGATGCGGTTTATCTCCTCGAATATCTGCGCGTAGTTATAGACCGGTATCCGGCTCCGGCGTAGGGCGATCAGTTGGCGACCCATCTCCGTGGTAATCTTGACAGTGCTTTTGTTGCCGACCTTGCCGGAGATAAGGGAAGCGTAACTTTCCTTCTTGTATCGGTTGATTTTCTCTTTCAGCCGGGCGAGGTTTTCCGGTAGGGTATGGTGGTATATCTCGCGCAGGTTCTCGCTGGTGGCGGCTACATTTTCCCATACGGTGCTCAGGCTGTTGCCGTACATCTTGCGGTCCCGCGTCTTTACCTCCAAATCAATGACAAGCGCGTTCAGGACCGAGGCGTTCAGCGTGTATTCCGCTTTCAGCTTGTCGCTAAGGCCGGTTTCCACACCGTTCATCTCATACTGGTAGTCCTCGAAATATGTACGTGCCTTGTCGTCTATCTTTACCCTGTCTCTCATACGCTGCCTCTTTAATGATTCTACCGGATCGCCGTATTTCGCGACGAAACGGACCTTGTATTTTTCAGGGAGCGAGGAATAGATAACCAATGCGCATGAGCCTTCGCCACCGCCACGTTGGGCAGTTCGGATTATTTTTCTGGTGATATTTTTGTTTAAAGTATAGAACCTTATAACAGGATCATCGCCGGAAGTAAGCTCCTCGTAGGTTACGCATAGTTCGTTCTTGAAATATTCCATCACTCGGTTGTCTTACCAGTTAATAATCTTCTAATTTATCTGTAGGCACTCTTTTTATCAGCCGTACGGAATTGCCGAAGTTCAGCACGACCAGCATAATCACCCATAAGGGATTCCCTTCTGCTGTTCCAAGCAGCAGGGTGAAGCTGAAAAGGAAATACCCGGTATAAACCTTTTGCCTTGCAGTGAGTGATTTCCACCACACCAGTTCACCCTTGAACAACTCCTGCCACATCGTTTTCATGGTTCATCCCATTTACCGGTTCGTCACCCACTTCGATGCCGCCACGCATCAAAGCCATTTTCCGGATTGCCTGCGCCAGCTTGGTATTTTTCCGGTATGTCAGGCTGTATGATACCATTTCCGGAGTGCAATTCATCAGGTGGGCGATTTTTCTCGCTTCCCCGTATTCTACTATGATTCGTTTCTTCATCTTTTATATCTGTTTTTTAATTCATTACCTTTTAAAAGTCTTCCGCTATTCTCACGAACCACGGAAGTTTTGCTACATTTGTAGCATGTTAAACCAAAAATTAATTTATTATGGATGATAAAGTTCTAAAGCGTCTTACTGCTCAGCAAGTAGTTATATACATGAAACTAAAGAAACTCGAAAAGAAATTAGAGGGTAGTACTTCATTGCTCGATATTTCAATAACCACTCGCGAGTTTGAACGCGAAGTCGAAAAAGTTTTGGAGAAACTTAACGACTAAAAAATTCACCACGACTTCCTAACGGTGGATTGTGGTACTCTTTTTTATACAATAGAATGCCCATAAAACGGTATTCTATTGTTGAACCAACAATAACTCCTCTCTCATTTACAACGGCAGAAACCGTTACACTGATTAAAACTCTTCTTGTCTTCATCTTCTTAAACTTTATCTTAGTTCAACAATAATCAGCTCTTCATCAAACGTCCTGGCCAATTTCGCTTTGAAAAAGGCCATCGTACACTCGTTGCTGAATACGGCTATAAACGTTACGTTGTCCACCATGTAAGTAAAGATGGCTGATTCATACTTGAACTGATCCAAAAATTCCTCGACCTTCGACCAGTCGTGAAAACTCACTGAAACTCTAATTGCTTTCATACGCTTTATCTTTATAATGTCTCGTGGGCGATCCCGGATTCGAACCGGGGACAATGGCTTCTATGGATAAGTTTCGCCTGTTCTACCTGACTGAACTAATCACCCGCCCATCTTTCCGGGCTGTCTGTTATCCGGCAATCTTTTTGCCCTGTTCGTCAATCATTGAAAGAATATGCTTCCGGTCTTCGTCCCAAAGCGGAAGCCCTAATTCAATCGTTCTTTTGACCACTTCCGTTTCCCCGACCAACTTCACCGCCTGGTTGCGGAAGTCGGTATCGTCATAAGTGTGCGCTTTTCCGATTAGAAAGTCCACCAACTCATTAATGGCATCATTTTGTCGTTTACATTTCATTTCATAATTCAATACCCGTACATAGACATCGCGGATAATCCGGCTTTCTCCATGTTTCTTGTATTCTTTACAAAAAGCGTCTTTGTCTATTGATGTATTCATATACACAGCGTGGATGTAATCAAACTCTTCTGCTGTCGGTACAATACCTGTTCTCTCTTCAAATTCTTTCTGTGTCATAACTTTATATTTTATTGTTTTACTTCATTGATAACTGGTTTCGAGTTTACCCCATAGCAGTTCATCAATACCTCGACCATGTTTTTGACATAAGATTTAGGAGCACTAAATACAATTCCCTGCTCTTCGTTATATCTGAAACTCACATGGTCCATGATAAGAATCCTTGCGACCTTAAACTCTACGCTTCGTGTCTGCCATTCTAAAATCTCATCATTCATATCTTTGCTCTTTTTAAGTTTTACTTCTAATATTCGTTTATATGCTGCCCTTTTTGTATCTTTGGAGCGTGTTTATGTTTTAAACACACTGCAATATTAATAGTAAATCTTCTAATAACAAAATATTTTGCGAGTAAATTTACTAATAAAATTATGGGTACAGTTCAAAGAATACAGCAATATATTGAAAATAAAGGTATTAGCAAATATAGATTTTACCAACAATCCGGGCTGTCTAATGGAGCATTAGATAAAGGTGAGAATATCGGCTCTGATAAATGTGAGAAAATACTCTATGCTTTTCCTGATCTTAATTCAGATTGGCTTCTTACAGGTAGAGGCTCAATGTTAAAAAATAATAGACCTGAATCGGTAGATAATAAAGAAGATATAGAAGAAAAAGAATTACCTGAAGTAAACTATGAATATAAAGGAGCACCTTATTATAATGTAGATTTCATTGGTGGCTTCGATTTAGTACTAAATGATCAAACCAATAACCCTGATTATTACATCAATTTCCCACCATACAATAAAGAAGGCGTTGTTTGGTGTAATATCACTGGTCACTCGATGGAGCCAGAGTTAAATAATGGTGATTTTATTGCTCTGAAAGAAATGACTGACCCAATTGAGTATTTGCCATACGGTGAAATTTATGGGATTATAACAGATAATTACAGAACAGTTAAACGAATACGCATGTCAGAAAGAAAAGGCTTTGTTCGTTTAATACCCACAAATAAGAGTCCTGAATATGGAGAACAGGAAATACCAATTAGCATGATTCGAAAAGTATTTGCCGTTTTAGGAAGTATGCATAGATTGTTTTGATTATTAGATATTTACAAAATATTAAAGGGCTGTCAATAATATAACATAGGGTATTTTATGTGTGTTAAAATCTATAAAAACAGTACTTCCAAAGAATTTTTAGACACTATATATACATAAATAAGCATTGTATTTAGGGCTTTTTGTCCTACCAAATGTCCTACCTTTCAACGCTTTTCGTTTTTGTGAAAGGCTTTTCGTCCTACCTTTTGTCCTACCTTTTGTCCTACCAAGCATAAAAAAGCGGTATTTCCGACCGTTCAAACCGGCAGGAAACCCGCTATTATAAGAAAAGCCGTTTGAATACGACTTAAACACTAATAAAACAACTACTTAGAAGCCCGGATCAGGTGCGATTGGATAATCATCGCTCGTTTGGTTATTTTACAGCTCCCGTCGGTCATTCCGGCATGTAGAAGGCTGCTTTTGGTAATCCCCACCTCTGCCTCGGTCAGCACGTCAAAGATAGCCGAAAGGCTGCCGAAATAGTAGTTCTTCTTCTCGTAAAGCAAATGCACATGGATAACTTTTGTCATAACGTATTTAGTATTTTCTTTCTCGCAAATATACCAAATAATAATTATATAGAATAATTAAAGAGATATTTACTACCATTACAGCCGAAATCAGGCAAAAGAAAAGAGGCCGTTTTAAAGCCCCTTCCCATATCAGGCGAACAATCCGCCTACCGCCTAACAAAAACACTTGTATGCGCCCCATTCGCACCTCATTTAGCCCGATATTAAACCAGTGTAAGCTTTGTGTAAAGCCAGGTGTTAAAACATCGTTCAAAACAGCCCGCCGATGTAAGCCCAGTGTAAAGACTGTGTCGCTTCTCGTTTTGCACGTTCATTCTTACTTCTACTATCTAACTTGTTGATATTCTTGCTCTATCCTTATTTTTCTTCTTATCCTTGCTTTACACATTTCGTTTATCCCCCCTTAATTGTATGGTTGAATGCCGGTTCTTCTTTACAGTATGCCGGTAATTTCAATTCTAAAAACAGGGAAGTCTTTTTAACCGGCGAAGCTTATTTTGAAGTGACCAAACAGTCGGATGGAACTCCTTTTGTGGTTAAAACGGACCAGTATAGTGTATTGGTCAAAGGAACAAAGTTTAATGTATCTTCTTACCCCGAAGATATTTCTGCCAAAACGACATTATTGGAAGGCTCTATCGATATTTTATATAAAGGAAGACATATTCCGGTTGCACCGGGAGAATTGCTTAGTCTTGACAAACAAAACGGAAGTTTTTCCCGTCAGAGGGTGCAGGCATCTCAATATAAATCCTGGACAGAAGGTAGAGTTGAATATGATAAAATCACTCTCAATGAGCTAGCAGTCCGCCTATCCCGTAAATATGACGTTCAGATTCATTTGGGGGACGACTTGGAAAAAGATATTGCTTTCCGTGTATCACTTCGCAATGAAGAGACTGTCGGAGATGTCTTTCAAGCTTTATCCGAGATTATACCGATCCGTTATGAGCGGCGGGGCCGGGATATTTATATTCGAAAACAATAGCGCAATTGTTAATATATTATTAAATCTAATTCTTTAATTTATTGGTTTATGTATAGAAAACATGTAGGAAGGGCGTTAATCCTTGCCTTGATGCTTTCTGGAGCCACCTCCATGAATGCACAGCGGATCACCCGGCAATTTAAAAATGTTCCTTTAAAAACAGTATTAGCGGAAGTAGAGAAAGAACTACAGTATTCCATCATTTACAAGAAAGACGAGGTAAATGAACGGAAGCAGATTACGCGAGATTTTAAAGATGCATCCTTGGAAGAAGTGCTATCTGCCATATTGGATAATGGATTGTCTTATTCCGTCCAAGGCAAGATGATTGTAATTTCCAAGAAAGAAGCAGCGGAACCATCTATCACTCAGCAAAAGCAGATCATCGTGAAAGGTATTGTGAAAGATGAAAATGGCGAACCTGTTGCCGGTGCGAATGTTGTTGAAAAGGGAACGTCTAATGGTACGATTACGGATATGGATGGGAATTTCTCTTTGTCGATATCCGAAGGTTCCAAATTAAGTATAACGTACATCGGATATTTGGACAAGGATGTTGCGGTTAGTAAAGGTAAGACAACATTGAACATCCAATTGAAGGAAGATACACAAGCTTTGGATGAAGTGGTTGTGGTTGGCTATGGTTCTGTCAAAAAACGTGACCTGACAGGATCTGTTTCACAGATTTCATCTTCATCGATTCAGAATCAGGCTGTGATGAAAGATCCTATGCAAGCATTGCAAGGTAAAATTGCAGGTGCGGATATTACGATGGGAAACTCTCCCGGAGCATCTTCTACCATTGTGATCCGTGGATATAATTCGATCAATGCGGGCAATGATCCATTGATAGTGGTGGATGATGCTCCGTTCGGAGGAAAGATCGATGAGATCAATCCGGCAGAAATCGAGTCGATTGATGTTTTGAAAGATGCTTCATCCACCGCTATTTATGGTTCTCGAGGAGCAAATGGTGTTGTTATCATTACGACAAAACGTGCCCGTAAGGAAGCTAAACTGTCTGTTAGTTATGACGGATATGTCGGTGTGTCCAAGTCATTCAAAAATTATGATATGATGAGCGGTGAAAAATATGCAGACTGGAAAAGAATGGCTAATTATGGAAAGACAGATAAGGAAATATTTGATGATATTCAATTAAAAGCCTTGAACTCCGGACAATTTGTAGATTGGCAAGATTTGATGTTTAGCGGTACGGGCTATAAAACGGATCATAATGTCAGTATCAACCAGTCGAATGGTCGTAACCGTAATATGTTAGTGTTAGGTTATAATAAAGACCAAAGTATTATTGATAATATGGGATATGAACGTTTCTCTGCCCGTATTAATGGAGATATGGAATTAGCAAAGAACTTGAAAGTCGGTTATTCTTCTTTATTGGCACTGACAACCCGTAATAATGGAGATAATAGTGTTTGGAAATATGGTACTGTACTGGATCCTCTAACGGAGGTGTATGATGAAAATGGTGATTTACGCTTCTATAATAGTGGTTGGTATCAGACGGTATTGCATTCGAATCCTTTGTTCGATACTGATAAAAGTAATGTAGACAATAAGGAGAAGAGAACTCGTATTTTATTGAACCTGTTTGCTGATTGGGAAATTGTTACGGGGCTGAAATTCCGTACCAGTTTGACCTATGGTTTATCCGCAATTGAAAATGGAATTTACAGAAGTGCGACTTCACAGGCTCGGCAGTTGGCGGATCCGTCTGCTGAGTATAAGAAAACGAATGAACAGCAGATTACATTCACAAATATGTTGAATTACAAAAAAACATGGAATGAGCATAGTTTGGATGCTTCGCTTGTACATGATATGCAGACTGATAAATCGGAATTGGTCGGATTGACAGGTCAAGGTATGCCTTATTTTGGTTCTTCGTTTAATGTGAATGAAGCTCCGGATGTCTTTACTCGTCTATCTTCCGTACGAAAATGGGCATTGTTGTCATTCATGGGAAGAATCAATTATTCGTTTAAGGATCGGTATTTATTGACATTGACGGGGCGTTATGATGGCTCTTCCCGTTTGGCTAAAGGTAATAAATGGGACTTTTTCCCATCTGTGGCATTAGCTTGGCGCATGAATGATGAATCATTTTTGAGAGATGTTGATTGGCTTTCAAATTTGAAACTCCGTTTAAGTTGGGGTAATTCAGGAAATACAGCTATATCGGAATATGCAACGCAAGGAGCTTTAGGTAAATATGTCTATTATTTTGGTACAACCGAACAATCGGCTATGGGATATCTCCCTACTGAATTGGCTAATAATCAATTAGGGTGGGAGCGGACAGAAGAATATAATGTTGGTGTTGATTTCGGCTTCTTGAATAACCGTATCAATGGTTCTATTGATGGATATGTCCGTAATACAGATGATTTGTTGATGAAACGTAATTTACCGATTACAACCGGATATGAATTTACTTGGCAGAATGTAGGTAAAACTCGTAATTCAGGTGTGGAAATTGCATTGAATACAGTTCCAGTGGTAACGAAAGATTTCAAATGGACAGTGGACTTGACGTTTGGTTATAATAAGAATGAAATAGTCGAATTGTTTAACGGAAAAGAGGATAGCCCAGGTAACAAATGGTTTATTGGAGAGCCGCTGTATATTGAGCGCTTGTATAAATATATCGGCGTTTGGCAAAAGGGAGAAGAGGAAGAGGCTGCACGATATGGGCGTGAACCGGGAAATCCTAAAATAGAAGATGTAAACAATAACGGTGTATATGATGAAGGTGATTTGCACACATTCAATAAAATACCGAAGTGGACAGCAGGTTTATCTACCGGATTGTATTATAAGAACTTTGATTTGAATGTTTATTTCTATACACGTCAGAAATATGGTCAGGTGCTAGGTGTTTTAACAGATGAAGCTGGTTCTACTCGTTATAATCATTTGAATGTAGATTTTTGGACGCCTGATAATCCGTCGAATACGTGTCCTAAACCTGTCATAACCAATCCACAGGAGTTGTTGACATCGAGTGATTATGCTTATAGAGATCTCTCTTTCATTCGTTTGAAGAACATTAACGTGGGCTATACATTGCCGAAAGAAATCTCCAAGAAGTTCTATAGCGAAAAGTTTAGGATGTATTTTATGGTTGAAAATCCATATACTTGGACAAAAAGTGATTATGTAGGACTGGATCCGGAAAACTGTAATGCTTATACGGACCATCGCCCATTGACATCATTCGTTTTTGGAGTAAATGCAACTTTCTAAATAGTCTAATTGATAATGAGATATGAAAATACTAAATAAAACATTAATAGGTTTGCTGTCTTTATTCTGCTTAGTGTCTTGTGACTTCTTGGAAGAAACAGCTTATAACAAAGTGACTGTTGGTAATTTCTATACCACTAAAGAGGGAATTACTAATGGAGTGAATGGATTGTATTCTACCTTAAGAAACATGTATATACAGGAATATCTGATTTATATGTGTGAAGGTCCTTCTGATTTATGGATCGCTTATAATGGTAGTGAACAATGGA